TTTGATAAGATCATCAGTTTTAGTAACTTGCTTGCAATCACCAAACAATCCTTCTAACACCCATTTATGAGTCTTACTACCATCAAGTGTTCCAGTAAAACCAAATCTATATTTTGCATTATGAAGCTTTGTCATAATACCAGTGAGTGATTTAGACTTAAAGAGATGAGCTTCATCACCAATTACACAATCAACATCATCAAAGTATCTCTTTGGAAATTTGTAAATAGATTGCCAAGTTGAAATAATAATTGGTTTATCAGTGTTTTTATCTTTACCAGAATAAATCTTATGAACATGATCATCAGCATTCCACCCGTAATCATTAAAGTCATTGACCATTTGTTCTACGAGAGACGTAGTTGGTACGATGATCAAAGTTTTCTTGTTGGTAGCAGTATAGTATCTCACGAGGGAATAGATCATGAGACTTTTACCACTTCCAGTTGGAGAAAGTAAAAGTTTACGATTATTTTTTATTGCTTCGTAGACAGCATTGTATTGATATGAACGAGGAGTAATTTCCGTCCTAGTAATTTTGTCCATGAAAGTTTTGATTCCTGCAGGAGAGACAAAATCATTTGTCTCTTCAACATCACCATACCAATCATTCTTTTCATACTCAATATTATATTGTCTTTCATTAGCCCATACTTTTAGGTGTTCCATCAATCCACCATAAAGTTCGCCTGTACCAGGAGAGTACAAACGAATAGTTCCATCCCAATATTTGTATCTGGGATTCTTCTTTAGAAATTTTGCTTCTGGAACTTCAAACGAAAAATAGTCTGCAAGCTCCATATGAACATGGGGCTCTGCAGACTGTACAGTTACATAAACTTCATTTTTCTTTTTTACAGAGAGGTGGGTCATTATTGTCCATTTACAAATTTCTCCCACTCAATGGCATGTCTTATGTGATGACTTCTATTAGAAATTTGCTTCATGACCTGATCCAACCAGTAAAGCATCTGGTCTAGATATTTGATCTTTGCCTCAAGGTTGACGATATCTTCGTCTGCCTCAAGGTAAGTTTTCATTTTTTCTGCAGTCTTGATGCTAGATCCAAATGGTTTAGAGGCGTAAGTTTTTGCGTCTGCTTCGCCTGAGTAATACTCACGTTTCTCTTTTACCAACTTACGAATCTCAAACTCTAACGAAGTTTTTATCTGAGAAATGTCAGTATAGTGGTGTAAGTATTTATTATGTTGGAAAGGGATGTCTAAAGCAAGTTGCCCTAGATCTGTGGTATACTGTTTATTCTTAAATTGAAAATCAACTGCAGAATCTTCTGCCCAGTCTTCTCTCAATTGTTCAAATTTATTACGAAGAGATTCAAAATTCATAGAGGTTGTAAGGATTTATCACGAATAAAAAATTGTTGATGTTTGAATACAACTTCAGCAGTAATGTATTCTACATCAGTAATTGTAGCATCAAACTGCATTCCTGTAAGTGCTACTGGAAAAATGTTTCTAAAGTCAATAACAAATGCTGGGTTGTATTGTGAAGTTACAATATGTAATTGTGCATTTGTATAAATGTCATCTTCTGGAGTTGTTCTTTTCATTTGATCTGCATTGCCATTATCACGAATCCATTTGTAGATACTGTTATAATTTGCAAAGTCTTCATCAACAATAAAACTTACAGAAAAATCCCCGAACGTTACTCCGCCACCAGGAATAATTGGCAAGTTTCTAAAAGGACTTGCAACTTCCGTAGTAGGCATTGAAACGTCGGGGACATTTGCTGTTTGGCAAAAGAAATCCGTTCCTTCAAACTTTTCAAGTTTAAGAATAAATCCAATGGGATTTAAAAAATTTCTATTTTTAGGTTGTTCTTTATACCACTTTGCTGGCATTTCAAATTCTCAATTTATAATTTATTTATCCTCATTATTCCAGAAGTCATCCCAATCTTTTTTTGAGACAGTAACATCTTCCCACTCTGGTTCATATAAAGGACAAGGTTCTTCCATAAGAACATCATTTTTCATTTTTAAAATTTTCTTGTAGAATTTTTTTAAATCTTTCATCATTCTTTATACTCATTGAGAATATCTAAAACTCTGTTTAATGCATCATGTGCTCCTTCTTTTTTCTCTTCAGAAAAACAATCAAACATGTCTGTGTTGTCGTATAGAGCCGTCTTTAATTTATATACTCTAGCAAGGAAGTCAACTTTTTTCATGGATCCTTAATAAGCAATAGGTTTTTATACTTTTATTTAAGCACAAAAAAAGGGGGTTGGAAACCCCCTTGTGTTGATATGTGAATAAAAGATCACATCAAGTTCTTGACAAGAACACGTCTGTAGTACTGGTTCTTAGAAGCGGTGAGTGCTTCAGCGTCAGGAACGCCAGCAGATGCCTCAACGAATGGGTTAGCAACCATGCCGTAGCGAGTCTTGAAACCAATCTTAGGTTGGAAGGTCTCAGGATCAATGCTGCGGAGCATTTGGAGAGGAACATATGGGCAGTAGAATAGACCTGCGTCATATGGTGAAGAACCCTTATAACCAACAACATAGTAGTGGTTGTTGGAAACGTTAGCAGAGTAAGGATCAACGTAGACTCTGATTCTGCCGTTCATGGTTCCTACTAGGAGGTTACCAGTGTCATCAACTTCACCGATGGAAGGACCACCAGCACCAGTTAGACCTGAGGAATAGTCAAGGGTGCCAGACATAGCGAGAGCAGAAGCAACATCAGCAGAAGTGATGATGAAGTTGCCCTTTCCTCTACGAGTCTCTTGAGCGATAGCGTTAGCATCACGCTCAATCTGGAACATTAGACCCTTGAACTTTTCAACTGACCAACGACCGTTTGAATCAACGTCAAGGTCAAAGATGCCAGGATTAGCAACGTTGTTCTTAGCACCAGGCTTAGCAACGGTGTAAACGGTACGAACGACTTCACGGTTGATCTCAGCAAGAATCTCGCTTGAGAGAAGGTTAGCGAGTTCCTGCTCAGCATCAAGACCATGAATTGCCTTGAGGTCTTGTGCTAGTTCTAGAGTATACTCTGCTCTGAGTGCTCTGGTCTTAGCAGTAACCGCAGTCTTTTCAATGCTGAAATCCATTTCGTTGAATAGATTACCAGCGCCTGAACCTAGGGTTTCTGCCTTGTCTCTAGTGATAGCAGTCTTAGCAGTTGCAGATGCGCCACCTTCGTAAGTTCCACCATCGTTGAGGAGACCCGGGTTAGCATCGGTAACACCACCATCGCCAAGAGGTGAAATCTCATTACCTGCGTATGCGCCAGGACCCTGCTGAGAAGCAGAGAAGTCAGCATCAGGTTCGTTGTAAAGTGCCTCAGCACCTGCACGAGTGTTGTAGTGCGACTTCATTGCGAAGATTAGACCTGTAGGACCTGACATTGGCTGAACGCCGCAGATGTCATATGCTACGAGGTTGGGGGCAGCACGACGGATTAGGGAGATCATTACAGGATCGAAACCTGCAAGTCCACCAGTCTTGGTGTCAAGACCCGAACCGCCAAGTGCCTGACCACCAGTTGCGCTGATAGCACCAACGGTGCTTGCTTCGTTGATCATACCACGCTCTTCGCGTAGTTGTCTTTGTGTATTTTCTAAAAGAACAGCGGTAACAGCCTTTCTATAGTTGTCTTTGATGGCACCAGCGCCTTCATGACCTAGAACAGGTGACCACTTTTCTGTTAGAGCTTGTGCGTTAAACATTTGTTTGCTCCGTTAAAAAAGTAAGTATTAATTATTTGGACCAGCGATTAAGTGCTTGGAGATATTGTGCCATTACTGGATCAATATCTTCTACGCCTTCAACTGGAGTTTCATCAGCAACCTCACTTTGAGGTGCAGCTGCTTCCTTGAAGTAAGACTCCTTGATGGTTGCAACTTTCTTAGCGAACGACTCTTCTGAGACGAACTCTAGACCCTCAGCAAGTGCTGCAAGTTTTTCTTTTTGAGTATCTGCAAGTCCTTCCGAAACAGTGTTCAGAATGTTAAGTTTAGCAGTCTCATTAAGACGATTTTGTAGTTTCACGTTAGCTTTGACCTGTTCGTCAAGGCGCTCTTCCATCTCACGAATTGATTCGGCCATACCTTCTACCACGTCAACCTTGTCGTCGGGGATAGAAATGTAGTGCTCTTCAAAGAGACCCTTAAGACCTGCGATAAAGTCTTCAGTAATCTCATTTCTGATGCCACGATCAATAGCAACTTGGTTTTGCTCAACCCATTGACCGATAGCGTAGTTCACAGTGCCATTGACTTCTTCTGCCATTTCGCTCTTAGCTTCAGCAAAATGCTTGTCAAATTCAGCAGCAAAGTGTTCTACAAGTCTGTCATACTCTTCCGAAATTTTTGCTTTGACAGCAGCTTCAAAGATTGTCTTTGCTTTCTCAGCAAACTCTTCGGAAAGTTGTGTGCCCTCTAAGAGAGCATTAATGTCAGCGGAAACATCTAGTGACTCAAACGATGGTTTGATTGGATAACCAACTGCACCACCCATGCTAGTTCCATATGCTACTTGAGCACCAATGGAAGGTTGTGGATCCTTACCAGGCTTACCAGCAGTTGAGGTAACACTACCATCCTGAGAAACAGGTGCAGCGGCTTTAGCGCCAGGATTTTCCTCACCATCATCATCGTGCTCGTTAGGAGTAGTTGATGTTCCACCTAAATCTGCAGCTGCAGATTGACCAGGAGCAACCGATGGTTGTACTGATGGCATAGGATCCTTTCCGCTACCAGAACTAGTCTGTGCGTCAGAAACCTGAGAGGGTTCACTACCAGTGCCAGGAATAACGTTAGCAGAAACTGTTGGCATTGGATCGCCAGCTTCTACAATCACCTTTTGCTCGGTAACGAACTCCTCAAACTTTTCGTTTAGCATATCTGACATTTGAGTCTACCTCGTAATTTCCGTATAATTAATCTAAGTTTATTTATAGAATCAAAGATTTGAAAGAAAGTCTTCAAATACTCTGAGAGTTCTCGTCTCTAGATCACGACGAGATTCGTCAATGTATCTGCGATATTTATCAACTTTTGCTTCTTTAAGAATGCCATTATCCCAAACCCATTCTTTACCTTCCATAATTCCATTAACAAATGCATCAGGAGCGGAAGGATCTGCTACAATATCAGCAGCAGTAGTCAACATAAAATCATCTCTTACAATAGAGACTCCTTCTTGTTTATCAATACTTCCCATACCACGAGAAGAAACACCTAACTGAACACCTTCATCTAAAAGAGATTTGGCAATCTTACCCATTGGTGTATCAAGGATTTGTGCCTTGCCCATGAAGTTATTTCCTTCAGCGCGGAGATTTGTTATCCTATGTGAAACTCTATCAAGATTAATAGTAGGACCATCAGGGTGACCTAGTTCACCTAATGCACGCTTGGTTTTTACATATTCTTCGTTGTATCTTTCTACCTCGCGGTTGAGAACTTCAAAAGGATATCTACGACCATTGCGATTTGTTAGTTCTGATTGAAGAAAAACTCCTTCAATGTATAGAAGTTTCTTACCATTTTTTTCTTCGGTAAGAATTCTTACATCTTCAATCTGTTCCGTTATCAGTTTCATTAGTTTCTGTCTCGGTGGGTTCGTCAAAAAATGTATTCGCTACAATTTTTTTATAATCTGCCATAGCATCAGATGCTTTGGCAAAAAGAATATCATGAATGGCGTCAATAGCAGACGCTCTATCGTTGTCGCTGATTTTAGTAACAATGTCAACGACACCTGGTTCTAGATTTTGATCTGACATAATATTAATTCAGTATAATTTATTTAGTATTTGTAGAAGGTTTGGGCATTGTTTTTGCTTTTTTGATCTCACGATCCATGTTTGCATCAGCAGATTCACCTTCTCTTTCTGCAGAATCATCTGCTTGCATATTTTGAATTTCAGGAGCAAGTGCAGTATTTTGTGCAGTCATTGTATCCAACATATTTTGTTGTGCTGGATCAATAGCAAGACCAGAAGAAATATCTCCCTTCATTTGCTTATCAATTTCCTTCATATCTTTATCAGTCTGACCGAGAATATTCTTGCGGACATATTCTGTAGAGAAGTACTTACCAACAAAAGGATCCATTTGTGTAACAGTAAGCATTCTTTGATTCATCATTTCAATTTCTTTTAATTCGTTGAAATGATTATCAAAGAGATAGTCATACTGAATATGCTCCTTCATATCTTCCCAATCTTCAGGAGCAATAATGCCCTTTAGAATGAGTTGAGTTTTTAGCATGTCATGGAACATCTCGCTAAAACGTTTGCGTAGACGACCTATGAACTTAGAAAACTTGAGTTCATCCCTAAGAACCTCTGTGGTCTTACCAAGATTAAACCCTTTGTTGTCATCCGTAAGGCGGGAAGGTGGTAAGTTGAGTGAGTTGTAAAGTTTCTTTTTGAAATACTCAACATCCTTGAGTTCACCAAGATTTTGACCTCCTGGGAGTGTAGTGATCTCAGTTCCTCTACCACCTTCACGGCGAGGGAGCCAGAAATCTTCAAGCATTGACATATGCTTTTTATCATCACGCATCTCTCCTGTTTGTGCGTCATAGACAAGTTTGTTTCTATAGCGAGACATTACATCGCGTAGGTATTGTTCCGCTTTTACTTTTGGAAGATTGCCAACATCAATGTAAAAAATTCTGCGTTCTGGTGCACGTGATAGTCTGTAGATAACAAGACTATCCTCAATCATTCTCAATTGATTGAGTGATTTAATTGCTTTGTGTAAGAATCCAAGAGTCATTCTTTTGTTAAGATCTTGGAGACCAGATGGACAAAAGGTAATTGAATCAACTGCCATCTTCACACCTTGTGAAAGTGACATGTCTCCAATTGGTCCTAATGTACCACCTTTATAAAAACCTTTTGGGTTGTAAAGATAATAATCAACAAAAGTTCCATATTCATACTCAAGCGCAGTGCCTTTAATTGCTGCACGTGCTAGGGAATCTTTTGGTGTATTATCAAGTTTTTGACGAACTTTCTTGATCTTCATTGGATCAATATAACGAAGTTCGGTAATACCTTTCTTTGGATTATCTAAATCTATAACTTTGTGGTAAAATAATCTACCATCTATATACCAAGTTCTAACAATCTCATGAGCACGATTGTCAAAATTTAATAGTTTTTTGATGTGTTCAAACTCATTACGAATTTTATTTTTTACGCCTGAACCTACTTCAAGATTATCTAAATTTAATTCTACTGGAGTATCGTTTGCATCACTTACGATAAACTCATTCACAACTTCGTCAACAGCACTATCCACCTCAGGGTGAATTGCCATATCACGATAACGACGGATCATCTCAAACTCATTGCGAGCCTGATTATCCGTATCTACATATGTTCCATAATACCCACCTGCAGCAACTGCAATAGGGTCATCAGCATTAGGAGGGACAGGGGATTGACCCTTCTGCCCCTCCTTGCGATTAATTTGGAAGCCAAATAACTGACTCATGATTATCTATTCAACTGTGTGCTTCCAACTATTTATCAGTTATCAGACTACCCCAATACCAGATACGCCATCTCTAGATCCTGCCTCAGCAGTGAAGTAGGAATATTGCCACTCAACAGTGAATTCTTCAATCTGATCATTGCTATCATATGCAAGATCAATTGGAGAAACATTAGTTGGGAAGCAATACTTAAGAGTGTATCTTCTTAGGATAGATCCTTCAAGACTTTCATTTTTTTCTAGCTGATCTACAGTGAGATCTGCCATGTAACCTGAAGAACTATTAGGTCTGAAAAGTGGTGAAGTATTTGCTTCATGGGTATTGATGTTATTTGCCCACTCTTCAAAGAAGGAACGAAGTTTGAAATCCTTATCGTTGAAGAAAGTTGCAGACCAAGTATCAAAGGTGCGATCACCTGCGATCTTAACTGTTCTTCCTCTGAAAGGAACTTCAATAACACCCAAGTTAGAACCTGGAAGTGCTGCTGACTTACAAAGAATATTTGTAAGATTCAAATCTTCTCCTTGCTTTGATAAAGAGTCTGGAAACTTTACATCAACCAAGAACATATTGGGCTTGACGCCCTGACCAATAGTTTGTAAAAATGAAGAAACGTTTGACAGTGCCATTTGTTAGTACCTCGTGATTTTTTCTCTATAACTAATTATCATCTACCAGTAACTTCAGCAAACGAAACTCCAGTTCTTGTAGCAGTTACAGTAACTGTTACATAGTTAATAGAGCGAGTTGGCTTGAGGTAGAGTTCAGCAACAAATTCATTTCTATCAATAACTTCAGGTGTATTATTGCTCTCGTCACAAATAACTAGGAAATCAGTTACTCCTCTGCGTGCTTGAATTTCAGAAATATAAGAACTCATTGAGGCAGTAAATGCTCCACGAGTAATGCCATCGTTCTGTTCAAACAATACACCCTCTGCAAGTGCTTTTGCTCTCTTCTCAACATTCAAGAACAAACGACGAACGTTGATTCTGTCAAATGCACTAGGTGAAGCAAGACCAGTCTTGTCTCCAAATAGTACAGGACCAGCGCCAGGAAGAGAAACAATAGGATTAATTCTTGCTGTGTATAGATCGTCGCGTTGTCCTTTGTTAGGATTGAATGCTAGTTTAACTACATTCTGAAGACCACCACGATTTAGACCAGCAGGTGAGAACCAATCATCTAAAATTGATGAAGTTGATACACAAAGACCAGCAACATCACCATTGCATCCAATATAACGATACTTATCGTTGAAACGATCATAGGTATACTTGACACCGCTATCTAGAACAACATAGGAAGAAGATCCAATGTTTTCCATGAATTCAATAGTATTTGCAAGTTGCTGTGCTGGAGTTAATGCAGCACCACCAGATGTTGCAACTTGAGCACCAGTCCATGGCGAGATAAATGCAACACAATCTTTTCTAGTGTTAGCAATAGCAGCAACTGCTTGTGCTTTAGTAACTGTTCCATCTTCATCAGCACCATCGCCACCCATAAGAACAAAATCAACAGTGGTCTGTTCGGTGTCTAGGAACTCGTCATACGCTGCTTGAATTTCACCAGCAGTATATGCATAATCATCAGCACCGCCTGATAGAGCACCACCTGCGGTAGGTAGAATTCTTGCAAGTGCTACAGGAGCAGCAGAAGTAGCTCCATAAGTTTCAGCAGCAGCACCAGGATCAGATCCAAATGCTGTTACTTCAGCAGCAGATAGTGAAACACCAGCATAAATGTAATCAGAATACTCATTAACATAATCTTTCCAATATGCAGAAGCACCCTCTGGTGTTTTTGCATCAGTTAATTTTGAAAGATATGTTAGTCTTTCAACAACTGTATTTGTTCTTTCGTTAATAACGGCAATATGAACTTCATCGTTTGATAACCAACGCTCACTAGCAAAGGCAGAAGTTCCAGGACGAGCAGCAATTGCTTTATATGTTAGACCAGTTTCACCGATTGCTTGTGAGTTGTAATCCCAAGCAACTGCTGTAGCACCATTAGTTGCTGCTTTTACTCCGTCAACATTAACAACTGCAATTGTATCAACACCAAGAACTTCATAAACTTCATGATTATTAGTTCCATCGTTAAATGTATCGCCAACATTTAAACCATGAGCAACAGATGTTACAACTTCATCTGCTCCACGATCAACAACAACAACACGAAGATCGTTGCCTTCAGCACCAGCGTAACGAGCAGCAAACTTCTCAGAAGTTACGCCAGCATCAAAAGAATCCTTATCTGAAATAAGAACACCAGCGCCAGATTCAGTTGCATTTAAAACGCTAGTTGCAGCACGAACGACTGCTAGTTGTCCGCCATAGCGGAGGAATTCGGAAGCAACCAACCAGTCAGCAGCATTTGCCTCAGCTGGTGTACCGAACGTGTCGATTAGTTCTCTTTCAGAACCGATATTTACAATTTTGCCTACGGGTCCAGTGCGGAATGAAGAAGCAATTGCACCACGAATTGCAGTTGCTCCTACGATTACAGCATTGGAAAAGTCACGTTCTCTAATAACAACACCAGGCGAGACTTGACTTGCCATGTTTTTACCTCTTAGATATCAAATTTATCTAAATCTATTTAGATTTTTTGATGGTTCAGAGGTGGTGAACTATGCATGAACTACCAATCTGGATAAGACCAATCAATAAATGAATCTCTCTTTTCCCTTGATTCTATTACTCTTTTGACAGTGCATTCTTTACATTCATATGCATATGCTGACGGAAGACCTTTTTTATTTTTTCTGGTAATATAAAACTCTTCTAAAAGATCTTTTGTTTTTCCACAAACTCTACATACACGTTCTCTAAAAAGTAAATGTTCTAAAGAAAATTGATCTCCAATATCCATTAGTAGTTCCACATATAACTTACTTCTTCTTGTTTATCTCCATATTCCCAAAGGTTTCCATCTGCATCAATGAAGGTATCATCACCCAACCCATCGTCAATAAAACCAAAGGGAGCCATATCTTGCTCAATTTGATTACGTTGTTCTTCATATATCCTTCTTCTAACATCTTGATCTGTCATCTCTTTGAAATATTCTTGCATGACTAACCATGCAAAGAGAACCATACACATCACAAGGTCATCATGATATCCTTCGTCTGCTTCCCATGCTTGTTTCTTTTGCACAAACGTGGTAAGTTCTTGGAATATTTGGAAGTCGTTGAAAATAAGTTTATCTTCTTCAATAATTGCTTTGAGGTTAGCGCAACCAATTTTCTTCACGGTCACACTCATCTTAACACCTAATTGTGTTTTGTTTCCAGAAAATCCTTGTCCGACAATCTGACCCGCTCTGCCACGCATAGCACACATAAGGACGTTAGGATACTCAAGATCGTAATTGAGAGTAGCAGCAATTGAATCTCCAATATCATTTACTTCTACCAGAACGTATGGGTTATTATATTCTTTACAAACTTGAAAAATTACTGAGGGAAACAGTACAGGTTTAATCTCATTATTTCTGTACTTCGCAACGATCTTATACGGCATCGTGGTGATATCAAACACGATGAAAGCAGAATAGTCGCCACCGATACCTCTGGCAACGTCAACAGTAACAATATATTCGTGATCTTTTTGCACTCTCTCATAGATGTCAAGTCCTGCATTTGATTTAATTGGATCTGCAAAAGGAATATTTTGTAATTTTGATGGGCTGATAAGTGTATCAGCAGAACCCAAGAAGTCGCATTCGAATTCCTGAGAGAACTGTCTTGGTGAAGTATTCTTGATTGTTTCTTCTTTCCACTTAGAATCTCTTCCAGGAACTTGAGACCAGTGGACTTCATTAGTGATATATCCATTCTTTCCACGTCTAGCATCTTCCCACATCTTATAGAAGTGGTTCATGCCATTAGGCGTAGAAATAATTATGACTTTCGTTGATTTACCAGAAGTAATAGTAGGATAAACAGATGCAAAGAATTGCTCTGCAACATGGTTTGGAACGAAGGCGAATTCGTCAAGGAAGAGAATGTTAAACGACATGCCTCGGACAGCACTTGCAGACGTAGAAGCTGCCAATATCTTACTGCCATTCTCTAACTCCACATTGCCTTTGTTCCAAACCAAAACGCCATGCTGCATCCATTTTGGTAAGTTTTCGTATGCTAACTGTAACCTGCCTAGTAGCTCCCTAGCGGTAGATGCCTTGTTTGCAAGAATACCAATATTAACGCTATCATAGAAAATTGCGTAATAAAGAAGATAAGCGACCACCGTAGTAGACTTTCCTGTCTGTCTTGGGAGCTTTGCGATGTTGAATCTGTTTTGATGAAAATCTTTTAAAATTTCTTTTTGAAAATCATACATCTTGAAAGGAACTAAACCTTCATCAAGAGAAATAATTTTAATGTAATTCATAGCAAAATAGATGGGATCCTTTTTGCATTTGATCCATTCATCAATTTGTTTTTTTGTAAAATTTATTTGGGTTCCCGCTTTTTTTAAATTAGGATTGCCCAAATATACGTCATTACTTGCCACAACAATTAATCCACTACAAATTATTTATCCTCTGGATAATCTTCTTCTAATTCAGCAAGTCTTTTTCCCCAAGTAACACCGCCATCTTTTCCTCTGCATGGATTGATGCAATTATCATCTCCTAATTTGTTGCAAACAAGACCAGCAAGATCTAACTCGTTACCTTTTTTACCAGTTCCTGACCAGTAATGTTCATCATTAATCCAAACAGCACCACACTTCGGACATTCTTTTCTATTAAGAGAAAGGTCCGAGAGATCTCTATCTGTCATTTTTATACTCCTTAAGAAATTTTTCAAAATTGGATGTGTCTTTTATAAGTTGTCTTTTAAGATTCCAACCTATCCACTTCATTTTTAATATAACAATAGCATATTTTATTTGTAAATCAATGTAAGCAAAAAGTCTTAAGGTTTCTTCTACCCCAGCATAAGCAACTAAGATAAGAATCAAAAATGTTGTAAAATAAAAAAAATTCATTAGAAACTTTCTGCTACACAGATTATAAGCTATGTAGCAGAAAAAAATATTACAATAATCTACAATTTTATAAGTGTAATGTTACAAATCAAACAAATCTGCCATTTTTATCTCTTGGGATATTAGTTCCTTTTCTTTTGCGATTTCTTTCAGCAAGATCTGGGCGTTTTCTTCCTTTGTTTATACTCTTAATTTTTTCACTTACTGCTTTTCTTTGTTCTTCAGTCCAAACACGATTCCTATTTGCTTCAGCTACAGCAGAACCATCTTGGACACCTTTTTTGCCTTTGTTCCATGGCTCTAAATGATTTTTACTTGAGTTGCTCGTATCATCCCATCCTTCTGGATACACGAACTCCTGTAGTTCTTTTAGAAAATCTTCCATCTGCTTTGTTTGTGGTTATAACTATTTATAAGAAAAGAGGGTTATGCAACCCTCTAATCTTTTGCCTGAATTACCACAAACAAGCATTAATATTTATTCTATAAGAGTTCCATACTTTCTACGAATCTCACGCAACTGCTCAAAATCTTTTTGTTTTGTGCCCCCAGAGTAACTCCAAGCATATCCTTCAGCAATCATTTGCTCATTCAACGATACTTCTGCATCTCCAATATATAACCAACCAAGAAGGCGACCATACTTACCAACACCACCAACAAGTTCAGTTCTAACTGACAACTCATCGTCTCCATTGATAGCACCCTCAAGTTTTTCTTTGAGCCAGTTTGTAGCATCATATCCTAATGCTTTTTCTTCTTCATCTCTTGTTCTTTTTTCTGGAGTATCAACTCCTGCAACTCTAACTCTTTCTTTCTTATATAAATCAAATCCAAGATCAATGATACAATCCAGAGTATCTCCGTCAATCACCTTAACTATTTCTATAACTCTAAAATTATAACAAGATTTCCTACTCGGTGGAACCATAGCACCCATAGCTACTCCTCATTTTTTTTATTTATCGCATTTCTCTTTCTCGTCTCACTAATTTTTCTTTTAGTTTCTTCACTCCTTGGTTTGTCTTTGTTCCAAGGAATTTTACCTTTCATTGATTCACTTTGTTTTTTCTTCTGTTCTTCGCTAATAACTTTACCTTTTACACCACCCTTACCTTTTCTTCTCTCGCTCATCAACTTTTTTTCTTCTTTTGTTCTGGGAATGCCCTTATTCCATCCACCTCCATTATATTTCCTACCCTCACTCTTATTATATTCGGAAAGGTCTGGTCTTTTCCTACCAGTATTACCTTTCTTTGCTGCAAGGGAACATTGTTGTCTAATTATTTCTTCCTTGTCAATCATACCAGAAAGACCTAGCCAAGCGAGTTTATCTTCCTCTCTACCATATTCTTCATAAAGTTTCTTATGTGCTTCTGCGTGTTCGGTAATAGTTAGTTCTACTAGATTAGAAGGATCATCAGATCCCCCAGCATGTCTTGGTATGATGTGGTGAGTATGCTTCATAGGTCAATCGTAACATCTATAATACTATTTAGTAAAA